CCCGTTACCCAAGTGGGAAACAACGTCTGCCGGGATTACAAACTCACCGTCTGCAAGGCGGGCTTCCTGCTTACCACTAATGTTCGCTTTGATGTCGTCCGACATGCCGTCACCGGGACCACGCAAAAGCTTGCCAGCAGCAGCGTATTGCACTGAACCACCGCCAGCAAACATCGACTCAAACTGGCCCGCGTCAAACGAATCAAATCTAGAAGGCTCGTACGTCGGTTCATATGTTGGCTGATAGTACGGAGCAGTCGGTATCGTCTCGCCACGCGGGGTATAGACCGGCTCAGGCTGCTGGTATGCAAAGGGCTCGTAGACAGAGGGCATATAGTCAAACACCGGCTCATCTTGTGTCGTACGCGGGATAAAGTCGCGGACCTCCGGCTCTTGATACGCAGGGCGCTCGTAGGCAGGGGGCATGTAATCAAACACCGGTTCAGGCTGCTGATATGCAGGGGGCTCGTAGACAGAGGGCATATAGTCAAACACCGGTTCGTCTTGTGCCGTGCGCGGGATAAAGTCGCGGACCTCCGGCTCTTGATACGCAGGGGGCTGGTAGACCGGCTCGGGCTGCTGATATGCAGATGTATCATAAGCCATCGGCTCAGTATCAAACTCCCTTCCGCCCCGGCCTGCATACCCGCTGAAATCGTACGAGGGCTGTTGAGGAAGCGTAACAGGGGCAGGGGGCTGCGGCCTGTTCATGCCCGGCTGAATGAAAGACCCGGTGTCCGGGTCCCACTGCATACGGCTATCGTTTCCTCGAAAATTGTTGTTAATGATGCTAGCGAGGCCATTCATCCCGCCGCCCATAAAATTTCCAAAGTCAATACCAGAAAAATCAACGCCGTCAAAGTCCCTAAAACCATCACGACCCGGAGGACCGGTTCTCGTAGGTGGCGTGGTGGCAGGCGGGGGCGTCTTGCGCGGCGGCGCAGGGACAGGCGATGCAACGTACTTGTTCAAATCCTGCAGATACGAAGCGAAAGAAGCCGCGTCAGCAGGAGCAGACTGGTACTGGCTAATTGCGGACGGCGCTTGCGGAGCATTAGCTTTAGCAATACGCGCTGTTTCTTCAGCGTAAAGAGCTTCATCTTTACCGGGAATAAACGGACGCGCCCCAGTAAAAGTTTGTGGATCCTGCTGGAAGTAAGAAGCCGGATAGCCTGCGTCAATAAATGCTTTCTGCTCGTTCGGGTTTTTCTGCATGAACTCCATCCACCCAGCTTTAGCAGAGTTAGGCTGCGCCTGACTGGGGTCAAGCGGCATCAGCTTATAATTTTGGATAGAATTTTGATTAACTCCTACTTCGCCACCCTCAGCGTAGCCGGGGAAGTCGGGGTATCCCGTGCGCCACTGACCGCCAAGGAACCGGCCCTCTTCCGGACTATATCCATACGACTCGTAGTACGAGCGGTCAACAGTCTTAGAAAGGTCAGGCTGTTCGTATTCGGGGGTTGCAGCATTAGCGAGACCCATGCCTGCAGCGGCCAATCCCGCTTTTCCACCCGGAATCGCGCTCATGAACCCTTCGCGTCCAAACTGATTACCGAGCGCCTTGACGCCCTGCCCCATCGTTTGAAGTTTCTGTAGCGCAGTCTGCTTTGCTACTTCTGTACCTGTTGTTTGTGCTGCCGTCGACGTTGCCGCTTGTGCGGCTCCAGTCCTCGCGGCTTCTATGGCTGCTCGGTTAGCCGCTGCGTTGCTAGTGACTCCTGTAAGAGCCGACGGGCTACCCGCCGCTGCCGCGCCGGTTAGACCCGCACTAAGTCCTGCGCCACCAAACGCGCCAAGACCCGCCATCAATCCCTTGCCAAGATCACCCGTGCGGATTGTCTCACCTGCACCCACAAGCCCTGCTGCCATGAGCGGGCCTACGCCGGGGATAAAGGACAGACCGACGCCCAACAGGGTTGGCAGGAGCTTCTTGAGGAACGACGCCTCGTACAGTCCCGTATCGGGGTTGATGGTCAGGCTACCACCGTGGGCCATCGCAAGTGCCTGAAGACCCTGAACCTCTTCGGGGTTCATGTGGACAAGCATGGTATCGCCACGCCGCCCCTTGGACTCCAGAATCGACGCCAAACCACCCCCGGCAAAGTTGGTCTGGGGGATTTCCTGCCCCGTCATGGGGTTAATCTGGGCATCGTAACCACCGACGACCTCGGTCGGCTGGTTATAGTTAAGCGGCGGCGCGTAGGCGCTGCTGTGCATCCCGGCCATCGGATACGAGGGGTTAGGCTGGGGGACAACCCCGTTTGAATACAAGTTCTGGTTCATGCCGCCCTCACGGGGTCAAGATGGCTAGATACTACCACTTTAAATATGTACATTCGACACCCAAGTCACGGTCAGGATAACAGACGGGATTTCTGGGATGTTCCCCGTGGCAGGCTCTTCGGAAAGGAACACATTGGTATCCGAGGACTGCCAAGCTAATTCAAAGTAGTCGTTTTCAGACAACGGGGTCACGTAGTTCCACGCTGATATAATTTCAGAGTTCGGACCGTCGATGACAACTTTGCCAGCAGAATGCTCTACGTTCTGTCCATTGATCCGAAGCCAAATGTAAACATCGGATGCGCTACCACCAGACTTGTCTAACTGGACCGAGAACTGGATGTTATAGATGCCCTCTTCTGCTACATATATACGGGAGTTGATAGCCCCGACACTGACATTGAAAAAACTCACTGTCCGGTTGAACGTCATTAAATTGACGGTATTGGCTACCGGGTTAGACTGGTCTACGCTGCTATAGAAAGACCCGTAAGGCTTTGGCGCGTTAGCCGCATTAGAGACCCGACTGAAGAAGAGACGCAAGACGTTAGAGAACTGATCCTGATATCGCTGCTGATACTCTACCGGCGCAACAGGCAGATTTGGCGCAACGATATTACGGATCTTCTGGCTGCTGTACTCTGTCATCAGCGTCTCCCGTCAGGACGGATGTCAAGGCGCATCATGCCCATCTGCCACGCCACGCCGATGTCGGCTGAGGACATACGGAAGGACATCTGACGGCCCCGCACGCGGGTATAGACCTGACCGGTGTAAAGCTCAATCGGGAACGACTGCGTTTCAGTCACGGTCGGCGTATTAGCCGCAGAGTAGGCACTGCCCGAGTTCTGTCGCGGTTTGACGGTCAGCGTCACGGACGGCGTGTTCGAGTTAGACCCGTTGAAGGTCAAGTCAGGCAGCATGCGCCAGATGTACCCGAAGCTCTGCCCGTCTTGGATGTCGAAGTCCGAAGTCTCGATGTAGGCTGCAATCGGCAGGATCTCGCTCGTCGAACGGTCGTCGTTCCCGTTCTCGTGGTTCATGACCTGATTGGGCACGCTATAGGACACAGTGCTATAGATGATGTGAGACGCTGCAGTGGTCCCGTCGTACCCACGCGTGCATCCGGTCAACGAATCGGAGGTCTTGCCGGTGTAGAAGATCTTCTCAGAGTCAATCGTGACCACACCCTCGTTCGCATAGGACGCAGAGTTGATGACCGGGATGATTGTTACGCTGCTGTTTATGGCAGCCGACAGGTACGAGGTCTGGATGCTGAACGAAGCCATCGGGTACTGCCGAAGCGGCGAGTCGAGCCAAAAGCTACGCTCCAGATCGCCGTAGTACCAGATTCGCTCAAGATGGTTATAGACCACATACCGGTTGTTCACGAGGCTATCTGCAGTTGGGTAGAACCACCAGACCTCGTTATAACCCTCGTTGGTACCAGCCACGATCTGCGCCAACTGATCCGTGTTGATGTCAGTGAACACAAACTGACGGAGGCTGCAAGGCAGCGTCTCGACGCGACCCGAGTACTGATAGAACTTGTCCACGCCCATCCAGTAGGTCACGTTGTTGACCGTGATGGCAGAATTAGGCGAGGCGATAGAAAGGTTCTCCATCAGAAGGTTCATGCCCCATACGTACGGCGGACCAAGGTACTGCATCGAGAAGATAGCAGCGTCTGTCCAGATCAGGATTTCTTGCCGGGTATCAATCGCAGCCACGATGAACGAACCATACGACAAGCGGGTTTCACCAGATTGATTCGTCGTCGCCGGGACCCATTCAAACGGATTATCTGCATCCGACCAACGCACGAGCAGCGGGTCGAAGTCTTCCGTGAAGTTGACAGGGTTGTACGGGTTGGACCCAAACGCAATACAGAAGTTACCCGTGCTGGAGGTTGAAATTTGATAGGTGTTGTTCGGGACGTGCCTGCCTGCATAACTGAACGTGTAATTGCCCGCCGACCCTGCAGTTGTAGTTGCCGAAATAGGCACCGTGGTACTACCCGCGATGTACGCCGTCGTGACAAAAGTTCCTGCCGGTATACC